ACAATTGCCAACAACGCTAAAGTCTTGGTGTGGTCTGATGCAGCCAGCTTCTATGAGGTGCAAGCGTCAAACTTGACAGGTGTTTTGGCTGTTGCCAATGGTGGCACGGGCGTAACTACTTCCACGGGTTCAGGTTCAGTGGTTTTAGCTACGTCGCCTACCCTTGGTGGGACGCCCGCCGCACCGACTGCTGCTTACGGAACAAGTACAACACAAATTGCCACTACGGCGTTTGTGCAGGCGGCGCTCCCCTCTGGCGTAATTGTTATGTGGTCTGGCAGTATTGTCAGTATTCCCAGCGGCTGGTTACTGTGTAACGGCTCAAGTGGAACGCCTGATTTGCGCGACAGATTCATTGTTGGGGCGGGCAGCACTTATGCAGTAGCCGCAACGGGCGGCAGTGCAAACGCCACCTTGGTATCCCACACCCACACAGCGACTTCAACTTCTACCTTTACAGGTACAGCGTTGGGCAACCACACGCACAGCATTACCGACCCCGGCCACACACACTCTACGCAACAAGCGGGTTTGTTTGGCGGCGGGGGATTGACGTTCACTGGGGGAGGCTACAGCGTGTCTGCCCCTCCAACACTCTCCGCTACAACTGGAATTACTGGAACAAATGCCGCATCCGCAGGTACGCCAGCAGGTACTGTTTCAACATCAACCTCTAACTCCACTGAGGGATCGTCAGCCACCAATGCAAACCTGCCACCGTACTATGCGTTGGCATACATCATGAAGGCGTAAAAATTGATCCAATCACGGCATTCGCACTTTGCAAGGGAGCCTATGAAGGCATAAAGGGGTGCGTTGCCGTCTACCAAGACCTGAAGAAAACAGGCAATGATCTGACAAAGATTACAACTGAGGTTGGTGGGGCGCTCTCAAACTTCTTCAAGGGCCAAGCGGAACTGGAAACCAGCCATGAAAAAGCGGAAGTTCAACGGGAAGACAACAGGAAGAAGGGGATCAAAGACGACCTTGCCACACAAGCCATAGACAATGTGATGTATCTGCGGCAGACCAAGCAGTTCTATGCCGATCTTGAGAGAATGGTGCGCTGGGAGATGGGAATGCCCGATCTCTGGCGGGAAATCGTTGAAGAGTATCAACGGCTGTTGGACCAGAAATCGGAGCAAGCGGCTCGTGAACTGCACGAAAAGCGGGTGAAAGCATGGCAGCGACAAAGGTTAAAAAATCAGATAGTGGACAGGGCTTTGGAAACGGTGCTGGTGGCTTTCGTAATCGGTTACCTGATATGCCTACTGTGGATAATCAGTCTTCATCATCGGGGTCGTTTGGATACCTTTTTGTCTTAGTCCTGTTTGCGTTGGTCTTTGTGCTGGTCATCCCCTTGGTTGGGATGTTGTATGTGGACACGATGGTTGTGAAGCGAGAGGCCAAGGCCCAGATGGAAAAAGTGGAAAAGCTGCGTAAATCAATTGAAGAAGCTCAAAAGAAGGAAGAGAAATGATTGACCTTACTAAAGCCATTGGAGCAGTCGCCGCGAGCGTTGCCGCACTGGGTGGTAGCTACACGTTGGCCGACAAATTTGGCTGGTTTGACCGTGCAATCATTGAGTGGTCGCCTGAGAACTTCAAGATCGTGGCAGAGGCTGGACAGCCTATCAATGTCACCGTGGCAAGAATAAAGAAACGGGATGACTGTTCTGTTGAAAGTTTTACGCCAAGCATTCGGGATGCAAATGGCATGGTGCACGAAGCAACCACCACCGCAAGCAGGTTCAGCGGCCCAGCAGGCCCAGAAATCGATACATTTACTTACCAGTTGACGATGGTGCAAAAAGAAAAGATTGCCAGCGGCAAGGCAACCTTGCTGGCGACCATCAAATACAAATGCCCTGAGGGGGAGCGCGTTGTGCAGTACCCCCGTCACCCCAACTTAAGTTTCGACCTGAAAGGTTAAAAAATGCTTACTCTGTTCTCATCCCTCATCAGCTTCCTCATGGGCGGCTTGCCCAAAATCCTTGAGTTCTTTCAAGACCGGGCCGACAAGAAGCATGAGTTGGCGCTTGCTGCCATGCAGACCGAGCGGGAACTGACGCTCAAGAAAGCTGGCCTGGAGGCGCAGGAACGGATTGAACACATCCAGACCGAGCAGATTCAGATCAACGCAGAGGTCACCAACGCCCAGACGGCCATGCAGGAGCGCCAAGCCTTGTATGCACACGACATAGCCTTGGGCCAAGGGGCAAGCACTTGGGTCACCAACATGCGTGCGGCCACCCGCAGCGTCATCACCTACGGCATGTTTGCCATGTTCATGTTTGTGGAAATCTTTGGTTTCTACTACGCATGGCACACAAACGTGGAATTCACCGTGGCGCTGGACAACCTGTGGGATGATGAGACTCAGATCATCTGGGCTTGTATCGTGTCGTTCTGGTTCGGCGGTCAGGCGTTCAAGAAATGAATCTCAGCCCAGAGGCCATCAAGGTCATCTGCCATCACGAGGGCATTCGGTTTAAACCATACCGGTGCCCAGCCCTGCTTTGGACAATAGGAGTTGGACATGTACTTTACCCAGACCAAGCTAAGATACCAATGGATCAAAGAGGCGCTTACCCGCTTCGCCCAGAAGATAGCCGCACGTTTTCAAAGGACGAAGTAGATGGGATTCTCAGAAGCGATCTTGCAAGGTTTGAGCGTGGAGTGGCTCAGTTCTGCCCCGTTCCCCTTACACAAGGTATGTATGATAGCCTTGTTAGCTTTAGTTTCAATGTCGGTCTTGGAACACTCCAGCGTTCAACGCTTCGTCAAAAGCTGCTTCGGGGCGATAAAGCGGGTGCTGCGGAAGAACTCTTGAAGTATTGCATGGCTGGTGGGAAAATACTCAAAGGGCTGCAAAACCGTCGGATTGACGAACGCGCCATGTTCTTGTCATAGGAATCGAAATGCCCTTACAGAAACTTGCATTCAGGCCGGGAACCAACCGAGAAAGTACCAACTACGGCAATGAAGGCGGCTGGTACCAAACCAACAAGGTGCGTTTTCGTTCTGGGTTGCCGGAGAAAATTGGCGGCTGGACGAAGGACACGGGTTCTTTATCCACGGAGGTTGCGGGCATAACCACCACTATTGCGTACCCCACAACTGGAACTCTGTGGGGCGTTGTGCGCTCTCTGTGGAATTGGGTCACGCTGTCTGGCTACAACCTGTTGGCTCTTGGCTCAAACCTCAAGTACTACATTCAAAACAGTAACGGCGGTAGTTTCTTTGATATAACACCTCTCCGAGAAACCACAACAGCGGGTGGAGCCGTCTTTGCCGCCACTGATGGGTCATCAACCATCACAGTGACTGATGCGGGGCACGGCGCTCAGACTGGTGACTTTGTGACTTTCAGCGGGGCTGTTGGTCTTGGTGGCAACGTAACCGCCTCCATCCTCAATGCAGAGTTCCAAATCACGTACATATCTTCCTCCACTTACAGCATTACCGTGTCTGTTACAGCCAATTCCAGCGACAGTGGTAATGGCGGCGCATCTGTTGTAGCGGCGTATCAGATTACTACGGGCAGCGACACATACACTGTGGGCGTTGGCTGGGGCGCAGGAGGCTGGGGGGGTTCTACGGGGCCAACAACTTCAACTACTTTAAATGGCGCTTTGGCTACTGTTGGAAACACCATACTGTCAGCGGCCCTAAACACCACAGATACAACAATCAGCGTAGCCAGCACAGCCCCGCTTGCTGCTTCTGGTAGCGTTTTGATCGACAGTGAAATCATCTCTTACTCAGGCGTAACGGCCACGACTTTGACTGGTTGCACCCGTGCAACCGCTGGGTCTATCGCAGCCGCGCACGTTGCCGCTACTGGAGTGATTCAGTATTCCACGGTGACCATCAACGTCACATCAGCGGCGGCTTTTGCTGCGGCCCCCAGTACGTTTGCCGTTGATGGGGAAGTGATTTCCTACTCAGGTAAAACAGGCACTTCCTTTACAGGTTGTGTGCGCGGTTATGCGGGATATGTGACTGCCCATGCAAACGGAGCTAGTGTGTACCAATACGCATCTTCTGCTACTGGATGGGGCTCAGCTGCGCCAGCAGGTCTTGGTATTGGCATTCAAATGCGGTTGTGGAGCGAATCAAACTACGGGCAAAACTTGGTGTTTAACCCCCGTGGCGGGGCAATCTACTACTGGGTGGTGGATGCAAACCCTGGTATTTTTAATCGCGGTCAAGTGATCTCCGCATCTAATACCAACACCCAAAATGGCATAGCGTACTGGGATGCAGACTCAACGTGCCCAACAGTATGCAATTTTGTATTGGTGTCAGACTCCAGTCGATTTACCATTGCTTTTGGAACAAATGACCCAACTGGGGTGTACGCCACCACCGCGCTTGACCCTATGCAGGTTCGTTGGTCTGACCAAGAAAACTTGCTGACTTGGACCCCTGCTATTACCAACCAAGCTGGAGACTACAGGCTCAGCCACGGGTCTTCCATCATCACGGCCCAGCAGACGCGCCAAGAGATTTTGGTCTTCACGGATTCGGCCATCTACTCCATGCAGTACCTGGGCCCACCCTATGTGTGGAGCTTTCAGATTCTGGGCGACAACATTTCCATTGTTGGCCCCAATGCGGTGGCTACAGCCAACAACATCACGTACTGGATGGGGTTGGATAAGTTCTATATGTACTCAGGCCGGGTGGAAACGTTGCCATCTACGCTGCGTGAGTACGTTTTCACTGACATCAATATTGCGC